TGCTTCATTGCGGAGCGTTTCACTGACGGCAAGCCGTCTGCCTCCGCAGCCAACTGCGAATATGTCCTCTTCATGATGCTGGACGACATCGGCACCAAGTCCAAGGAGCCGCCGGTTCCGCCGACGTGGGTCGTCGAGACGTCGCCCGGGAACTTCCAGTGGGGCTACGCCTTCAGCGAACAGCCAACCAAGGGCGAGTTCGTCGCCGCCATCACCGCCATTGCAGAGGCAGGCTATACCGATCCCGGCGCCACTAATGCCGTGCGCAACTGCCGCCTGCCAGGCTCGCCTAACCTAAAGCCCGGCAAGGACGGCTTCCTTGCCCGTCTGGTCGAGTTCCATCCGGGGCGCGAGTATACGCTAGCCGACATCTGCGCCCGCCTAGGCGTGACGCCCGGCCCCGCCGAGAACGCCAGCATCCAAGGGATCAAGCTCCGCGACACCGGCACAGACAGCGTGCTGCGCTGGCTGTCCGATCAAGGGCTGGTGCTCTCGCAGGTCAACGCTGAAGGCTGGTGCGGCGTCGTCTGCCCGAACCATGCCGAGCATACGGACGGCCAGATCGAGGCGAGATACTCCCCGATCAACCGCGCGTTCTGCTGTTATCATGCGCATTGCGACCACCTCGACAGCAATGCGTTCCTTGCATGGGTTAGCGAACAAAACGGGCCGTCAGCGCAACCGGGCTTCCGTGAGGAGCTAGTCGCTGAGCGCATGGCTAAGGTGGCGGAAGCGATCCAGCCAACGCGGGAGTTCCCCGACGTGGCGGCCGAGGTCGTGGCCGAGGTGGACCGCAAGGAACTGGGCCGTTTGACAAAGCGCGAGTGGTTCACCCGGTTCGCCTATGTCGTCGAAGATGGAACCTACTTCGACATGATCGACCGTTGCGAGATGACGCGGTCCGCCTTCAACGCGGTGTTCCGCCACGTCGATTGCAAGTCGATCCACACGAACCGCCAGATCGAGCCGTCCGTCTGCTTCGATGAGAACCGCCAAGCGGCGGGCGGGCGCGTACTGCGCGGCGTCACCTATGCCGCGGGCGAGAGCGTGCTGGTGGCGCGGGACGGCGACGTCTACGGCAACCGCTGGGTTGACGCCCGGCCTGACCTGTCCGGTGTCGCCAGCGGCGCGGATGTCACGCCGTGGCTCGACCATGCCAAACTGCTGATCCCTGATGATGTCGAGCGTGAGCACGTCCTCGACGTAATGGCGTACAAGCTCCAGCACCCGGAGGTGAAGATCAACCACGCGATCCTGCACGGCGGCGATGAGGGCTGTGGCAAGGATACGCTGTGGTATCCGTTCATCTGGAGCGTCTGCGGGCCGGGGTTGCGCAATCGCGGGCTGGTGGACGCTGACGGCATTAACAGCCGTTGGGGCTACGCCTTGGAGAGCGAAATCCTGATCCTGAACGAGTTGAAGGAACCAGAGGCGAAGGAACGCCGCGCGCTGTCCAACAAGCTGAAGCCCATTATTGCGGCCCCGCCCGATACGCTGACCATCGAGCGCAAGGGCCTGCACCCGTATGACATGGTCAACCGCCTGTTCGTCCTTGCCTTTACCAACGATCCGGTGCCGCTGTCGCTGCCGTCTCAAGATCGGCGCTGGTTCTGCATCTGGTCGCACGCGCCCAAGATGGCCAAGGCTGACGCCGCGGCGCTGTGGAAGTGGTACAAGGGCGGCGGCTTGCAGGCGGTCGGGCGTTGGCTGGCGGATCGTGACGTGTCAGCGTTCAACCCGAAGGCCATGCCGCCTTGGACGGACTACCGCACGCGCCTGATCGAGACGGGCCGCAGCATGGCAGAGAGCTACGTCATCGAGCAGGTGCTCCAGCCGTCGCGTGAGTTCGCGGCCGGTGTCATCGCGTCGCCCTTCCACAAGCTGTGTAGCGCGCTACAGCAGGGCGCACCTGGTGGCGTGAAGATACCGCAGGCGGCGCTGCTGCATGGGCTGAAGGAAGCCGGATGGATCGACCTTGGCGCGGTCAAATCTGCCGAGTTCCAGACCAAGAAAAACCTGTGGGCGCGGCCTGATATGGTCAAGTCCTACAACAAAAGCGACCTGCGGCGCATGGTCGAGCACGCCGCAGGTCCGGGGTTGACGATCGTCAAGTCCTAAAGGTCAAGCCATGCGGCCACGATGGCGGCGGCGAGCGTAGCGGCAAGGATCACCACTTGCCGCGCGTTTTCCGCCGCCAGTCACGCAGGACGGCCACAAGCTCGACGCCGCACAGGGCGACCAGCACCCAGCCGCCGAGCGACCCTCCGAAAAAGAAGGCGTACAAGAGCCAATTAATGGTATTTTCAGACATCGGGGCGGTCCCCCGTCACGATCTGATCTAGGGCCGTGTCGCGGGCCTTCACTTCAGCCGCGAAGGCATCCGCGAGGGCGTCGATCTCCTCTTCCATGCGGCGCTTGATCTCAGCTAGGCGGTCCTTGAACGTCTCGCCCAACACCTTGTTGTGCGCGCGTTCGGTTTCAATGTCGGAAATCATCTTTTGCAGGCTCATGTTTCTACACTCCGGTTATGGTTGTGGTTGCGATAGGTCAGGCCCATGGGGCGCGTAGCGGTCAGCGTCGGCGCATGTGCGGGCGGTTCGTAGAAGTCCAGTTCAGGCTCGTCACGCGGTGGCCAGATCAGGAAGCGGGCGGCGGACAGGCCGACCGCAAGGCCAACGAAAACACCAATAAAAAACGTCATCTGCATGTTAGGGTATCCTCCACAAGTGCGATTTCTGCCGCGTGTTGACCTTGCGCCACGGCGGCATTGAAGCGGCGCAGGGAATTGATGACGGTTGAGTGGTCCGAACGGTCCAGCCAGGTGGCGATCTTGCACAGGCCAATGTCCGGGCGACGGCGGCGTAGCTCCCACGTCGCGTGATGACGTGCCAGCGCCACGGGGCGGGAGCGGTCCCTGCCGCGTAGGACCGGCACGGGCACGCCATGGGCGTTGGCGACAGCCTCGATGACAGCCTCGGCCTCGGGGAAGGCCGCCAGCGGGCGCTCGTCGTTCGTGTGGATCTTGGCGCGCAGTTCTACGGTTAGCAGGCTGGCGACGCGGAACACGGTCAGCGGGCCGCCCGCAAGGGCGACAAGCTCGTCGAGATAGCGGCGCAAGCGGTGCTCGATTTCTGTTGCGGTCAACGGCGGCTCAATGTATGTCACTCTGGTTTCCTTCCTGAACTTACAGGCTCCCGCTCGGGAGCCTTTTCTTTGATAAGCCCGCGGCGCTCTGCTTCCTTATAGGCCGCGTCACCTAGCACCACGATGCGCAGCAGTTCGGCGTCCGATACATCGCTCAGGTCATGCGGTGCCATTGTCGCCACCATTCGCCAATGCAACTATTTTATTGGCCAGTTCCATTGCTTCCGGTAGCCGTCGCTCGTATTCCTCGGCCCAGTCATGGCCTTTGTAACCGGCCATTTGAACTATCACGTTAACGACTAAACGGCCGCGCGCGTTTCTGATGTGAACATGACGCCCGCCTTCATGCTCAATGTACCAAGGCAAAAAGCGCGTCATGTGAAGGACCTTTCTAGCTGCCGTCTCAGGTCGAATATTTCGATTTCCAGGTCTGCAATGCGCGTTTCGGCGCGTTCCAGTTCCTCCCGTAAAAGTTCTGTGCGGTCAAAATACCCTGCTTCTGTTTCAAGCTGGTGCGCGAGGGCTTCCGTCAGCGAGACGGACAGAACGCCCAGCTTGGCGCATTCGAGCGCGTATTTCGTCAGTTCCTGCGGCGTCATGCTCATGAGGTCGGTGTAATCTCTAAGTGTCATGGTCCAAGTCCTTCTCGTTCAGGATTAGCGCCAAATCGCGCAACAACGCGGGCATGTCAGTGGGCGGCCAAGATACCTCGCCCGTGTCGGGGTTGCGGCGGATGTGGTGCGCGGTGGCCATGCGCTCGGGATCAGGCAGCATGGCCCCGTTGCGGTACAGGGGCGGCCTAGTCATTGTGGGCCAGCGCGTACCAGTCAATGCGCTCATCGTCGGCCAGCGCCTCGCATACGCGCGCGTCGATCCACTCACGGTCTAGGTCTTTGTATAGGACGTGAAACAACGGCTCATGCCGGTTGATCTTGGTATAGATGCGGGCCTTGTTCTCGCCAGGCTTAGGGCCGTCGAAATGAAACTCGGTCACATCCCAGTCAACCGGGCCTTTCCGGCCGTCTGGCAGGTCATAGTCAATCTTCAACTCACAATCGGCCTCAAACAAGCAAACGCCGTCTTTCCAGGTTTGGACAGTGTACGGTATATACAGGTAATCCATTGGACTAGCTCCTACGGTCACGGGGTTATGATGAAAAAGACGTAGAGGAAGGCATAGGCCACGGCCAGCAGCGCAAGCGCGCCGATAGCGTCAAGGGCAAGGGCGAGATAGTGGCGCGGCATATGTCAACCCTCCATCACGAAAACGCAACCATTCTCGACGTGCGCCTGATGTAGTTTGGAGAAAGGCCAATCCAGTTTGTCGCACAAGGCGATTGCCGCGCTAGCGTGTGCGTCGGACAGGTTTAATTCGTGCGGGTAAGGTATTGTGACGGACAGCTTGCCGCCGGACTTTGCCCAAGCCTTGATGCGGCCGCCGCGCGTATTTGTGGGGCCAAGGTACTTTGTGAAGATGGCGCAACGGTTGCTATCTGCAACGCAATTGATGGTGCAGGGGATAAAGTCGGTCATTGTCGTTCCCTTTCGTTTAGTGTGTTGAATTGTGGAGAGTGTACAGGCGGCATGTGCCACCTGTCAAGAGTTAGTTGTCAAGCTGCACGGTCTGCCAACATGACGCCGTAGCGCGTGACGCCGTCGCGGTTCTTGTAGGGTTCAATGCGCGGCAGTTCACCAGGTGACACTTCGTCGTCAGCAAACATGCGGTCCAGCGCGTCGAGCGCAGCTTCGCGGTTTTTATAGCCGTATGCGTACCAGTAGAAGAGATTGGCGCCGTAGCGTTGATTGCCGTTCATGTCGTTTCCTTTCCTGTTAGTGCTCAATGCGCGGGTTGCGGCCTAGCCAGTTGAGGCGGTCTAGTTCTTCGTCGCGCTCCTTGACGTTGGCGAACGCGATGGTGGCGCGGCCATATGCGGAAGTCTCCTCCGGTGTCGTGCGGTCATAGCTGACGAAGAGTCCGGCGGTGCGGCGCTTGGCAATTTGCTTGGCTATCAGGTCCATGTCGTTCTCCCTTGTTGATATGTGCATAATCTCATGGGGTGCTTGCTATGTCAACAAGAAATTTGTGTTTCAGGCAAAAAGACTGTTTTGGGGTGGTTGTGGGGTGGCGTTGGGGTGACGACATGGGCATTGGCGGAGAGCGGCAAAAGCTATATTCTATCGGCTTATGGGTAATATGGGTTATTAGTTCTTATGAAGAGAGAATTAATTGTATATTAGTAAATGCTAATGTATACGGTAGGGGAAATCTAACGATTGTAGAGGAAAGCCTCTTCTGAGGACGATTGCCCATATTGCCCATTTGACCCATCGCCCCGCCCCCCGCGTCGATGGCCCTTGCACTATGTAGCGTTTTGCGTTAAGCGTTATTCGTTACGTTTTGGAGGTTCATCATGCAGAAACTGCCCATATTGCCCATCGCCCAGGTTGACAGTTCAACGGCCATCCGCGCTTGGGCCGTCGATGCCATCACGCAAAAGCGAATCACGCGACGCCAGTTCACGGCCATCACGTTGCTTGCCGAGCGTCATCTGCCTTGCTCCGTCGAATTGCGCCAGCGTTCCCCGAAGAGCGTTCTTTATCTCTGGATCGACGGCACGCTCGAGTATCGTATCGGCCAGCGTGCCGAGCTATACGGAGGCCATCCTCGATCCATCACGCTCTAACCATATGGCCACGAGCACCTTTCCCGCCATGCCTGCCTGCTAGGAATATGTTCCGGTAACAGGAACGGTTACAGTTTCTCGCTGTTGCGTTGCTGCATTGCAAAAAATGTTGCGGGCGCGAAGGGAGGGGGCAGGGGACCCGCAACTTTCGCTGTTGCTGTGGCCAAGGGTCGCAAAAACTTTTTAGAAATTTCAAAACACTTGACGGTTCACCCCTACTCCCCTATATGTTAGGTATGACACTGATCACTCAAACTGAACTTAAAAAGCGTCTGGCCATAGACCCTGCAACAGGTATTTGCCGCGATTTGTCTGGGCGCCAGCTAGGTACGCTAACTCAACGTGGCTATTTGCGTGCAACCGTCAACGGACGCGAATACCGATTGCATCGATTGGTGTGGCTATGGGTGCACGGCGAACACCCGCCTGAAGGCATGACAATCGACCATATTAACGGCATCAAAACCGACAACCGCATAGACAATTTGCGCCTAGCAACAGCAGCACAAAACACCGCATACTACCAAAACGCTGTGCGTAAAAACCCGTCTATGCGTAACATTTATAGGGACGGGCGCGGCTACCGCGTCGAAATGCTGTTTAACGGCAAACGTATCCGCCGCCGTGCGTACACACTTGATCGCGCCATCGAGGTGCGAGACGCGCTGTTCGAGCTGTATCCGCCCATTGAATTGCGCTGACAAACATTGTACGATGGTCGCATGACATTCCAGTCTCTCCCCTACGAACCGCGTCCGCTGACCGCCACAGAGGCGCGGCTGGAGGCCATCTACAACGCGGCGCGGATGGGCCTCAAAGGCGACACGCTGGCCCTTGCTGCCGGGATGACGCCGACCGAGTACCGCAGGCTCTGCCAGATGGACCCGGTCGCGGAGTATGCCGAACAGAAGGGACGCGCGGACGGCGAGCTTGCCATGGCGACCGTGCTGAACGACGCGGCGGCGCAGGGGGACGCCAAGGCCGCGCTTGAGGTCCTGCGCTACGCCCACGGCTGGGCGGCCAAGCAGGCCATCGAGGTGACGGTCGATCAGAAGATCAGCATCACGGCCGCGTTGGAGCAGGCGCAGCAGCGCGTGATCGACCTGGTGGCGACCGAACTGGCAGAGGAGCAGCCGCGTGCAGCAACCCCAGTACTCCGCTGAGGACGAGCAGACGCTCATGGCGACCCTGTGGTCGCCCAGCCTCAAGGATGACCCGCTCAAGTTTGTTCTCTACCTGTTCCCTTGGGGGCAGCCCGGCACGCCGTTGGAGCACTTCTCTGGGCCGCGCAAGTGGCAGCGCGACGTGCTGACGGACCTGCGCGACCACATCAAGCAGAACAACGGCAAGATCGACTTCGACGTGTTCAGGATGGCGGTCAGTTCGGGCCGCGGTATCGGCAAGTCGGCACTGGTCAGTTGGCTGGTGCTGTGGATGCTGACGACGCGGATCGGCAGCACGACCATCGTGTCGGCCAACTCCGAGACGCAGCTTCGCTCCATCACCTGGGCCGAGATCACCAAGTGGCTGGCCCTCTCACTCAACAGCCACTGGTTTGAGGTTTCGGCCACCCGCGTCATGCCCGCCAAGTGGATTGCGGAACTGGTCGAGCGCGACCTCAAGAAGGGTACGCGCTACTGGGGCGTCGAGGGGCGGCTGTGGTCTGAGGAGAACCCGGACGCCTACGCGGGCGTTCACAACTTCGACGGCGTCATGCTGATCTTCGACGAAGCTAGCGGTATCTCCGACAGCATCTGGCAGGTCGCCGCTGGCTTCTTCACCGAGAACACGCCGCACCGCTTCTGGATGGCGTTCTCCAACCCCCGCCGCAATCAGGGCTATTTCTACGAGGCGTTCCACGCCAAGCGGGACTTCTGGCGCAACAAGACCGTCGATGCCCGGTCGGTCGAAGGTACGGACAAGGCAGTCTATGAGCAAATCATCCACGAATACGGGCCTGACAGCGTTC